ATCGTTGGGTGCGCCGTCGTCGCCGCGATGCTCCCAATAGTTCGTGAGGAGCAAGAGCACGGCTTGTTGCACGATCGCGGGTACGTTGGTGGCGGCCACGTCCCACGCGGGATCGGTGCCGCTTTTCAAGTAGTCGCGGATCGCATCCGAGGCGGCTTGGATCTTGGACGTGAGATCCGTTTGCGCCTCCGTCGACAACGGCAAGGCGATCCGGAGGTGATAGGCGGCGGTGGCGGCGTCGACGAGTGGCGCACCCGTCGGCGGTGTGATCACCGGGCGCAACGGCGGATCGCGCGGCACGTCCTCGGGATCGTTCGGGTATTCGCGCGTGCTCACGGCGTTACCTGCGAGGTGTTCGCATCGGGCGGCGGCTCGGGCGCGGCGGGTTTCGCGAACGGATCGGCGGCGTCGCGTTTCGCGAGCGCCTTCAGGCTGAACATCTGCTGCTGCATGTACGGCGTATCGCCGCCCTCGACGGGCCCGAGGCCGAAGTACTTCGCGCGCGCCTCGTCGGGTGACACGCAGCCGGAGCCGATCGAGTCGGCCGCCGCTTTCGTGCGCGTCGGCGTATCCATCCATATCAAGTCGTCGATATCGAACTCGGTGCCGAGGCTCGGGCCCGTCGCGAGCCCGTCGTCGAGGCACGATTCGCACGCGAGCAGCAACGCTTGGATACAATTCGCGTAGTACTGCTGAACGAGGGTTTCGGCGGTGGCGTGGTGCGGCGTTTCGCCGATCCCCACCATGTACGACGGCACGTGGAACACCGAGCAGATGTCGAGCGCCGAGAGCTTTTGCTGTTCGATGAGTTGCGCGTCAACCGCGCTCATCGTCATCGCGGTGTATTTCAAGTCGTCGCCGAGCACCGCGATCTTGCCCGCGTTCGCGCCGGTAAAATTGGTGCCCCAATAGTCTTTGAGGCGCGCCGCCGTTTCGTCGCTGATCGCACCGGGCGCGGTGAGCACGCCGCCGGGTTGCGAGCCGTTGGCAAAAAACGTCGACGAGTTTTGGAGAATGTTGATCCCTTGCATCGCCGCCACACCGCACGCGTAGATCGGCGAGATCCCGATCAGCGGGTGGAACAACGGACACATGCGATCGTGAATAATTTCGCTCGCGGGCACCATCTCGGGCGCGTTCGGGTTGAGCGGATCGGCGGTGCCGGTGAGGCGATCGAACCCGAGGTGGTAGTACACCGATCCATCGTTCGCGACATAGACGCGGACTTTGAGCGGATCGAGGATGTAGAGCGCGACGACGACGTTGCGCGCGTCGCGGACTTTGAGCACGTACGTATTTCCGGCGGTGAGTTTCGAGACGATCCACTGCTGAATAAATTGCAGCGTCGTTTGGTAGCGGTTCGGTTTGCGGAGGACGGGCGAGTACGCCGGGTTGCTCGTCTCGTGCCACAAGCCGTCGGTGTCGAGCTCGACGAGCCGCAGCCGGAGTTTCGACACATCCGACGCGATCAACGTGACACACGCATAGACGGGCCCCGAGGTGAGCACCGTTTGTGCGCTGATCTCTTGGTTCTGTTGCCACGCGCCGGTGTACGGCTCGCGGATGATCCACGGGTACCAGCCACCGCTGCCACGGATCGAGGAGACGGGCGACAAGCCGCCGCCCGACTTGGAAACCGATATGTCGTACCCGAACACGCGCATGCGGGCGCGCCCTTACGCGACTTTCGACTTGTGCTGTTGGTTCGCGGCGGAGATCGGCACCGGGCCCGAGCTCCCGAGCACCGTCGGGTGGTAAATCGCGCCGGTGACGAGTTGCACGGCTTCGATCCGCGCGCGTACCCAATTCGCGAACTGTTCGGCGCGGAGGCCGACGAGGTTGTTCTGCCAGAGCGACACGAGCACGGACGTTGCCAGCGTCGGGTTGTCGGGCGCGGAATCCATCTGCACCGAGGCCTCGCGCGACACGTCGATCGTGACGCCGCCGTCGTCGGCGTAGAGGATGTACGGCGCGGCGAGCGCGATGATCAGGTTGCCCGCCGCTTGTGAGGTGATCACGCGCACGCCCGAGATCGTGCCGCCGGTGGCGCTCAATCCGGGGAAGTACGGCGCGCCGGTGATCGTCACCGAGAGCGACATGGCGAAGGCGTTCACCTCCGACATAATCACCGTCACCGTCGAGAGCGGGATCTCCGCCGCCGTGATCGCCGACATCATCGCGTAGAAGTCGGCGACGGCATCCCCGGCCGACACGATCGGCGTTACACCGTTGGTGATCGACGCCGGGCTCACGTTGGCGAGCGCGGCTTTCGCGGGATCGATAAATTGCGCGTCCAAGAAACGCGAAATACCCTGCACCATGTCGTTCTGGACGAGCGACTCGGCGTCGGGCGACGAGAACCGCGCGAGCTCCTCGGTGATCACAATGATCCCGGCCACCTTGGAAAACGTCAGCGTGGTAGCCCCGAACGCGAGCTTCGTTACCGGCTTCGCGAGGCCTTGCCCTACCCACCCGTACGAGCCGCCCGCCGTCTGCATCGGCACCGAGACGTTGAACGGCACGCGCCGCAAGTCGGGGATCTTGCCGATGATCGTCGCCGGGCGGAGGAGCGCCATAAAATCTTCGGTGAGTTGGCGCAGTGGCGGCATTAACGGGCCCGCCCATGTCGCATCGCCAGTGGTGCCGGGCGGCACGGCGGCTTTCAACGAGAGCGCGATCTCCGGTTGATCGGGCCAGCGGTGTAACGCCTGATCGTAGGCGGCGGTGTAGTCGCCGCGCGTCGACGCGAGCACCATCGAGCGCCGCACAAAGCCGAGGCCTTTCGGCACCACCGAGTGCACGCGGATCGTGGGGATCTCTTTCCGTTCGAGCACGGCGGCGGCGGCGGGCGAGAGCTTGCTGCGATCCTCGACGGGCGCGGCGCTCGCGCGTTGCACCACTTCGAGATCGCGGAGGCGCACGAGGTGCGCGTCGATCGAGTCGATCTCTTTTTTCGCGGTGTCGTACTCTTTCGTTTGATCGCCGTCGAGGGTGACGTTGGCCTCGCCCGCTTTCGTCATCAGATCGTTCATGTGATCGCTTTTGGCCTTGCGCGTAGTCTCAAAGGCGGTGATCTGTTCGGCGATCGTTTGCTTGTTCATGGCGAGCCCTTTCAAGGCGGCGACGGGTGGATCGGTGGCGGCCGGGCGCGCGGTGTCGAGCGACTTAACCAACGTGATCGTCGCTTCGCTGTTCGCGGGCACGGTGACGAGCGAGAGCTCGCAGAGCAGGGTTTTTTTGAGGAGGAGCCCGCCACTTTTGAGGAGCTCCGCGCCGCCGGGCGCGACTTTGTAGCCGACAGACACGGCCGGGATAATGCCCGCCTTGATCGATTGGCGCGCCTCGTCGAGACGATCCTTGAGCGGGCCCGGTGTGTTGATCTGCGGGATCGAGGCGGTGAACGTGATCCCGAGCGGCGTCGGTACGTCGAAATTCACCGATCCAACGGGTTTCGTCGGATCGTGAAACATGAGGAGCGGCACGGGATTGTTGAAACTAACGCCGAGCGGATCGAGGATGTCGCCCACGCGATCAGGCGTCGGCGTCGTCGCGATCCCTTTGATCTCGGTGGCGTCGTCGCTGATCGACTTGATGTGGAGAAACGAGTACGCCCAATCCACGATTGGTTGTCGAGGATAGGCGTACGCGCGCGCGGCGAGGTTTCGGCGTGTGGTTTACTTCCGCTTGCCCGCCTCGAACGCCTCGCGGAGTTTGGCGGCGAGCGACTTCTCGTCGCGTTTCGCCTCGTCGAACAACCGCTGGTACTCTTGCGAGCTCAGATACGTGCTCACCGAGATCACGCGCGGATCGTCGAGCTTCGGGCGGCCACCTTTGTTTTTCGGTTCGTCACTCATTGCGGGCGCACCTCCGAGCCGGGCGGGCCAAAGATCAGCATTTGGAATTTTTCGCGGGTGACGGCGTTGCGTTCGAGGCGATCGATCGCCATCACGAGCGCCACCACGCCGTCGATCTTTTCCGTCGAGCGCGCTTTCGAGGGTTTGATGTTCCCGGCCGCGTCGCTCTCGATCGACACGTTCGACATATTCCAGCGGAGGACGGGATCGCCGTCGTGGCGGAGGGTGCGCCCGAGGATCGCGGTTTGGAGCGCCTTGGAGGGTGCCGACAAACTCGGGAACCCTTGCCGCATTTTCACGCATGTAAAGCCGTCCTGTTCGATCAGGCGGGTGACGAGATCGGTAGCGTTCCACGGATCGAACGCGATCTCGCGCACGTCGTAGAGCTCCGCCCACTCGTTGAGCGTGCGCCGCACGGCTTCATAGTCGACAACCGGGCCCGGTGTCGCGGTGATGCGGCCCTCGCGGATCCACTGATCGTACGGCACGCGATCCCGGCGCACGCGATCGCGCACGCGATCGGCCGGGAGAAAAAACGCCGCGCGCACATCGAACGCGCCGCCGTCGGCGTCGGGGAACACGCCGACGATCGCGGTTAAGTCCGTCGTCGACGACAAGTCGAGGCCGACGTAGCAGCGTCGCCCGAGGAGCGGCGCGGGTGTCACCTTGCACGCGTCCCACGAGGCCATGGCGATCCACCGTGAGGCTTGCTCCGTCCACTGATTGAGGTAGAGCCGCCGGAAGATGTTCTCTTGGGCGGGGATCTCTTTGGCGCGCGCCGCCGCGACGCGCATTTCGTCGAGGCTCCGGAAGTCGCCGAGCGCCGGGTTGGCCTCGTGCCACACCCGCTCGTCCGTCCAATCGGCGCCGATCGGAGCCTCGTACAGCACCGGCAAAAACGAGGGATCGAGCGACGGATCGTCGCGGACTTTCACGGCGTGCGCGTAGAGCTCCCACAAGATCGAGTGGCGATCGTATCCGGCCGTCGAGATCGCGATGATCAGCGGTTGATCGCGCGCGCCCGT